GTAACGAGCCGCTTTATCAAAGGGAACCGTATCAATAACAGATCCTAACTTGCCTTCTTTTGCGTAAGCATCATGCCCATCAAAGTTACGCATAATTAGTTTCTTCAATGAAAACTCAGGGACATTCTCATCTTCAAGGTGTTGGAGAATCATTGTGTCCATGTATGGACCTGGTGGTAGTTCTCCGTAGTACTTCTTAATAGAGCGAGCATCAAACTTTACGTTATGTCCTACCTTGATGAGGTCACTAAAGAAAATTGGGCGCAACGCCTCAAAGACCTCTGAACGAGACAGTTGTGGTGGTGCAGGCGAATACTCTCCAGGAATGACGTACTTAGCCTTAGCCATAGACTCGTTGCCGTTTTCTAGCAACTTACGATAACCAGTTGGTGGAATGGTTGTACCATCGCCCCGTTGTTCAGGAACAATAATGTCTCCTAATTTGTGGCCCATTGGTATTGCCCATGAGTGCCCTGCCGTAGCAATGCTGATCCAAAACACCTCATTACGAAGAGGGTCTAGGGCTAAGTCTTTTAAGTACCTAGAACGAATTGTTTCCGTTGAACTAGCAATTATGGCGCTCCCTGGGTTCTTGAGAGTTGCAATGTGTTCCTTACACTCTTTTTCAAAAAGTTTAAGAAAATCATCATGCCTCTCAAGAACCCCACGGGATTCCACGTCAAAAGCAAACTCTCCTGCTTTTGTTACTACTTCTACAAGGGTTGTCAACTGCTCTACGGTGTGCACCGTATGACGCATGTTAACTACCTAGCGTCAAGCAGTTCAGTAGCAACTTCCAACAAGTCAGAGCGTGTTGGGATTTGGATGATGCTTGGGTCATAGGCGTTGTTTACCAAGACCTTCATACCGTCCTCTGTGATTGGAGTAAGTTTCCACTCTTCAAGGTCACGCTCACGAACCATCTGCAAGATGGTCTGTGTCTGTGCTCCCTTGCCAGTCTTGGAAACTGCCCAGTAATGCTTAGACAGTGGTCCTTGACGTGGGTCAAGATGGAAGTTCTTCAACTGGTCAATCAACCGAACACCAACCTCAAACGACTTAACGACTGGGTCTTCTCCATTCGCAAGCAACGCAATGTTGAAAGCAAACTTGGTGCTTGGGCGATTACCTGCATCACATAGCGGGCAACCATTTGGGTCATCGTGCAAGCAAACAAATGACTTTTGGCCTTGACGACCATCAATCCAGTGTGTGCGAAATGAAGCGTATGGCTCATCTTCAAGAAACTTAATTACTTGTGTTTCCTCAAGAACCTTAAAACGCTGTGCGTAAGGTGATGCTGCTTCTTGAACACGATCTGCTGCACCCCAACCACGCTTAATGGTTCGGGCTGTTGCTGTTGGTGCGGCTGGTTCAAATCCAGTATCGGGCTTTGCCGTTACTGCTGGTTTTTCTGTAGGTGCCGTAGGAGTTGCAAACTCCTGTTCGTCATCTTCGTAATCATCATAGCGGTTCGTTGTCATGTGTACTTTCTCTGCTTTCTGTTGTTTGTTTTTTACTTAGTCCATTGTTCTTTAATGTGCTTTTTAAAACCTGCCCAGTTTGCTTTATTGGGTTGGGGATTATCCAAACCAAAATGCTGTACTGAGTAGATAAGTAACTCTACCTGCTTTCTGCTGTAAAGTCTACGACCCTTAGCAGTTTTTCCTGGAAGTTGTTGACCATAAGGTGCAGGTGCCCTAAAGGTCGCTGTCGGGATAAATCCCTTTGTTTCCCAAGATCTTATAGTTACCGCTTTGCGATTTAACGCTTTGGCAACCTCCCCCACCGTGTAAAAAGTTTGCTCTTCACCACGAATAGAATAGACAATAGGGTGCAACAAAGAAAAAGGATCTTCAATCCTTGTTGGCTTTCGCTTTTTCCTGTTTTTCGGAGGAGTTTTGCCAGGGTAATCATTTAAACTTTCAGAGCCCATGTTTCTTTCTCTACGTAAAAAGTCTTAATTGTTTCTTGGATGGCATCATTGTTCCACGCAAGACCAAGAAGTTTATCCTCACTGAGGACTTCAACAATTTCCCTCACAGTTTCCCAGTGACCATTCTGTTTTGCCCATGCCTCAGCAGCACTAGAATTAAACGACTTAGAAATCCTACGCTCACGCTTAAATTCTAAGTCACCCATATCAATCCAAAGGTTTCCCTTTTCGTCAGGCTGTCCATAGGTTACCAACATCTGTGTCAAATCAGCCTTTAAAGCATCAACACGTTTCTGAGTCATTTCCAACATGTGTTTATGATTTTTATACTCATCCACAAGCATGCGGGTGTGCTGTTTATCAAAATCTGATGCTGGTGTTTCCCTTACAATTTGTGCCATGTTATTAACCAATCTCAATCTGGTTTTTTGTTGTAATAATTTTGCCTGACATGTTAAATGAATGCATTAAATCACAAATTAATTCAGATGCTTCTGTTTCAGTCAATGCTTTTTTCCAGTTTGGTGCTTCCAAAAAAGACCTATCAACAAGTGCTGTCATTTTGCCCATAATGTATGGCAAATGCTCATCCCAATGTTTATTAACTTCGTGATAATTGTCCCTATCAACTCCTGATTTTGTTTTCATATCTGTGAATTTCATATTTATACCTCCTTGTGTCGTAGGAACTCTGAAAGAGCGCCTAAGTTTAATTGAAAACTTCCCTTATTATCATAACCACCATCAATAAATGCTTTATTGATTCCTCGTTTTTCCTGCAACATTTCGTATTGCCTCTCTTCAATGCTACCTTTCATAACGAAGGAGACCACATTAACGTGTGGAAACTCAGATGACAACCTAATGATTCTGGCTTCTCGTTGGTCTAGTTTGCCAGCACTCCATGGAAGGTCATAGGAGATAAGGTAATTGGCAATTGGTAGGTCAACACCATAGCCACCTGCATCTGAGGAAAGAAATAGCCTGGTGTTTGGGTCGGTGGAAAACTCTTGTTTAGCCTTATCCCTATCCATCATGTCCATACCCCCCATAAATAGAACACTACGGGTGGTTGCTTTAGTTGCTTCTTGAATAAGGCGCAAATTGTTTTTAAAGAAAGAAAACAAAACAACTTTGTTCTTAGGATTTTCTTCTAAGACATCTGTAATGTATTGAACTACTGCATCAAGTTTAGGAGTATTAAAGTTATCTTGGATCAACCCTTGTGCTACTACTTGTGAAGCATGCTTGCTGCCTTGAGTGTTGCCGTCATCTAGGTACATTTCTGCAGACAACTTTACAAGCGCTGGGTTGTCACAGAACATACGTAGAGTAGTTAGGCGAGACATAATATCTCCCTGTGCTTCCATGTTTTTATTGTTGCCGTAGTAATGGGCCCATAAATCAAAACCACGACCATGCTCAGTCATTGCTTTTTGAATAGCAGTCAATAGGTCTTCTGCTAACCTTCGGTAGGTTACTGCACCAAAGGAATCAAAAGGAACTGGAACTACTTGTTGAATTACTACAGGTAATTGGTCAGCAATATCCTCACGAGTTTTACGGATCATTACATTTTCCATGCTGGTGTGTAATGACTTTAAATTTCTGTACCGTTTTGGTTTACCAAAGTGGTCACGCTCAATGAATGTCCTGTCAAACACTTCAAACTTTCCAAGGATAGTTGGGTCAACAAACTCCATAATGGAGAACAACTCTTCTGGACGGTTCTCAATTGGTTGACCTGTTAGGGCAAACCTATAGTGGTATTTCTTTCCAAGGCGTTTGATTAGCCGTGAGCGCTTTGCTCTTGGTGTTTTAATCATGGTTGCTTCATCTACAACAATTGCATCAAACTTATGCTTTTCGTAGGAAGCAATATCATTGGCAAGAGACTCAGGGTTGACAATAACGTACTGAGCACTTATGGCTGTTCTCCACAGTTTCTTCCTTGCAGCAATACCACCGTCAATAACGACACACGATGAGTCTGTAAACTTCTCAATCTCTCGTTTCCATTGGTACTTCAAAGAAGACGGTACGACAATAAGTGTTTTACAAACCTCACCCATCACTTGCAAGTTTTCAATA